GACAATCCTAGAATGTCTGAAACGGATATTGCGGAAGCTCGAAAAAGTATGTCCGAAGCTGAGTTTAAGCAAGAATATGAAGCTGACTTTAATACTTATGAAGGCCAAATATGGAGTTTCAATCACGAAGAGTGTGTCGCAAATTTAGAGCAGCTTGATACTTCCCGAATGGAAGTAATCGCAGGGCTAGATGTAGGGTATAGAGATCCTACAGCATTTTGCGTAATTGCTTATGATTGGGAAGCAGAAACATATTATGTACTAGATGAGTACATGAATAACGAAAGAACAACAGAGCAACACGCAAATGAAATCTCTCGTCTTATGAATAGGTGGAATATAGATTTTATTTTTATAGATTCTGCAGCACAGCAAACGCGTTTTGATTTTGCTCAGCAATATGATATAAGTACAAATAATGCAAAAAAGTCAGTATTAGACGGGATAGCTCATGTAGAGCGAATTGTAGATAATGACAAGCTAATCGTAGATCAAAATTGTAAAGAGACTCTAGCTTCTTTGGATCAATACCAGTGGGATCCTAACCCTAACTTAGCAAAAGAAAAGCCTCGGCATAATATGGCTTCTCATATGGCAGACGCTTTGCGATATGCTTTGTATTCTTTTGAAACTTCTTCAACTAGTTTTTAAGATACCTTTTCAAAAATAATGTTTGACAAATTATCCTTCCCGTTATATAATTCTGGTATAAAAATATGAAAAAGCCCCGAAAGAAAAGTTCACGGCTAAAAAGAGATCCTATAAAATATATACGAGATAAAGCAAAATCTCTATATGAAAAAGACACTGAATGTTACATTTGTGGTCAATCCACCGCACTTGACTTTCACCACTTTTACACGTTAGTTCCACTTTTAAAGAAGTGGCTACAAGAAAAACAAAAAATGCGCCCAGAGCACTACGTTGACGAATACATAGTCATCTGGCGAGATGAATTCATAGAAGACAACTGGGCAGAACTTTACGAGCATACCGTAACACTGTGCCATCCTCATCATTTACAATTACACAGTATATATGGGCGAAATCCTTCTTTAGCAACTGCAGATAAGCAGAAAAGATGGGTAGAGATACAGAGAACTAAACATGGCATGGTATAATTTTGGATTTGGCAAAAAAGAGGATACAGAAGAAAAACTAAATCCGATTCAGCCATACTACGGAAAAACCTCTGAGCCCAGCAAAGAGTTTACCTATAGCTACGAACGTGCATACGAAGACTTAGAAATTGTAAATCGTGGCGTAAATATTCTTGTAGATGACTGTGCAGAAATAGACACAGTTGTTCATGAACAGCTCCCTACTCAAGGAGTTGTAAAAGGAATCAAAGGATCTCGTATAGCAAAATTGCTAAATCAAGAGCCTAACCCTTTTCAAGATGTTTCATCTTTTCGACGAAACCTTTTTACAGATTATATACTAGACGGTAATATTTTTATTTACTATGATGGAGTTCATCTTTATCATTTGCCTGCTAGTAAAATGACTATTCACGCCTCTGCAAAAACATATGTGGATTACTACAGTTTTGATGGCAATGAACAAAAGTTTTCTGTAAACGAAATAATTCATGTAAAAGAAAATTCGTTCTACTCCATTTATCGTGGAGTATCTAGATTGAAACCTGCACTTCGTACAATGCTACTTATGAGAAGTATGCGAGATTTTCAGGATAACTTCTTTAAAAATGGCGCAGTCCCGGGACTAGTAATTAAATCACCAAATACTTTGTCAGAGAAGAACAAAGAAAGAATGATTCAATCTTGGACTGCTCGATACAAGCCAGATGCAGGAGGAAAGCGACCCTTAGTACTTGATGGCGGTATTGAAGTGGACGAGCTTTCAAAAATTAACTTCCGTGAACTTGATTTTCAACAAGCTATTGCAGAAAACGAAAAAATTATTTTAAAAGCACTGGGAGTTCCTCCTATTTTGATGGACTCTGGAAACAATGCGAACATTCGCCCAAATATGCGAATGTATTATTTAGAGACCATCTTGCCTATTGTTAAAAAGTTGAACAAAGCCTACTCACGATTTTTTGGCTTTGATATAGGCGAAGATATTACAGACATTCCTGCCCTACAGCCTGAGCTGAGGGACCAAGCAACTTTTTATACTTCACTTGTAAATGCAGGAATCATAACACCTAACGAAGCTAGAGTTGCTATGAATTTTGATGAGCTGCCAGACGCAGACGAAATTCGAGTACCTCAAAATATAGCGGGCAGCGCAGTAGATCCCTCTCAAGGAGGTAGACCTACTGAAAACGGAGATGATGACTAATGGCTTCACGCAATAGACTACGCCAATCTGTTAGTAAAAAACTGGCAGAACAATTTAAAGACTGGGAACTTCCTAAGGAAATTGACTACAAAAGCTATTGTGGTATTGTAGACAAGCCAGTAACTCCTAAGGAAATTCAAAAGTCTTTTTACAACTGGAGAACTGCTGTACATTCTGTTCAGACTGTAGATAAAACAGTGTTTGCTCCTAAGCCTAAAGCAGCGCCTAAAAAGGCAGAGCCCAAAAAGGAACCTGCTAAGAAAGTAGAGAGTAAGAAAGATGATAAATAAGGTATTTAACCTTACGTCTACCTTTAAAGCCCTTCACGAAGATGATGATGGTAGTGTCCATATCTGTGGTATGGCAAGTACTCATGATGAGGATCGTGCAAATGATGTTATTATGGCAGAGGCTTGGACAAAGGGTGGACTCCAAAATTTTGAAAAGAACCCTATTATTCTTTTTAACCATGATTACAATAAACCTATTGGTCGAGCTACAGGTCTTAAAGTTACCGATAATGGGCTTGAGCTAAAGGCAAAAATTTCTAAATCTGCACCAGATCATGTGGCGCAATTAGTAAAAGAAGGCATTCTTGGAGCTTTTTCTGTTGGTTTCCGAGTCAAGGATGCTGATTATCTAACGGAAACTGACGGATTAAAGATTAAGGATGCTGAGTTGTTTGAAGTATCGGTAGTTTCGGTACCTTGCAATCAAGCAGCAACTTTTTCTCTGGCAAAATCATTTGACTCAGTAGAAGAGTATAATGATTTTAAGAAAACTTTCACCAATCGTGTAGATCTAGCCGGTCAGTCTCTGGCTAAGGATGAAAATTCATCGGTAGCTAGTGAAACACCGGACGAAGCGGAAATTTCCGTGAAACAGGAGATCAAAATGTCGGAAGAAGTAAAAACTCCCGAAGTCGACTTGGAAGCTTTTGCGAAGAAAGTGGCAGAAGAGACTGCTGCTAAGATTGCAATGAAGCAAGCCGAGCAAAAAGCTGCCGAAGAGAAGGCAGCACAAGAAGCTGTTGAGAAAGCCCAGGTAGAAGCCGAAGCTAAAGCTCAGCAGGAAGAAGAAGTCCAAGCAGCTATTAAAGTTGGTGTCGAGTCAGGCGCTGATCGTTTGATGGCTGACGTCGAAGCCAAAATGGCTGAGAAGGACGCAGATATGCAACAGGTCATCGAGCAGTACAAGAAGGACCTGGAAGAGAAGAGTGAAGAGCTCGAGAAGATGCGTGAGTCTAAGCGTGTATTCGCTGATCGTTCATCTAATGACCTTGAGAAGCACTCTAAAGACTTGATGTATGCCCATATGCTGGGTGTATTCACTAATAAGGGCTGGGACACTCAGTACGGTCGTGAGACTCTTGAGAAAGCAGGTATGGACTATCCTTCTGCCAACGCAGGTCGTCCCGCACTGGCTACAAGTGTTCAAACTGCACTTGAGAAGGAAGTTCAGTTCCAGTATCGTCTGGCTCAAGCTTTCCGTGAAATCAACATGCCTTCACAGTCAATGGTTCTGCCTCTCCAAAGCGATACGTCAAAGGCTATCTTCCACGCAGGTGGTGAGTCTGAGCGTTTCGTAGGTGGTACTGCTAACTCTGGTGCAGGTACTGGTGTAACTAATGATGGCGGCACTGCAGGTACTTTCGACGTAGCTCAGATCGTTCTTCAAGCACACCGCATGATTTCAACTACGTTCCTCGATAACCACATTGACGAAGAGATTCTTGTTAATCTTCTCCCTATGATGACCGAGAACGTTGCACGTGCACATGCTCGCGCAGTTGATGACATGATTTTGAACGGTGTAACTTCACCTGCAATTACTGGCCTTGCTAACTTGGCTTCGCCAATTACTCTGTCAGCTGCAAATGATGTTTCACTGGCTAATGCTGATCTTCTTACCGCAGCCGCTCTTCTTGAAGCGCGTTCTGCAATGGGTAAGTATGGTCTTTCGCCCACTGACGTTACCTTTATCGTTTCTCAGAAGCGTTACTACGATCTGATTGCTGATGCAGGTTTCGCCGACATCACTGACGTCGGTTCTGATGTAGCTACCAAGCTTGTTGGTGCTATCGGTTCTGTTTACGGTTCACCCGTACTCATCTCTGATAACTTTGCAGGCACAGAAACTACGTCTACTGACATTGCTTACGCAGTCAACACTTCCAACTTTGTTATTCCACGTCTCCGTGGTGTCAATGTTGAGCAGGATTACGAAGTACGCGAACAGCGTCGTCTCGTCGTTGCTAGCCAATCTCTCGGTTTCGACCGTCTGTTTGGTGGAAACAGCAACAACAACCCTGCAGCAATCGCTATCAAGCCCGTTACCTAATAATAGGCTTTTTTGCAAACTGGGGAGGTACCACCTCCCCAAGTTTTTACTAATACGCTTATG